AGTTCCTGTTAAACCGTAAATTGTAATTACTTGACCTTTTTTAAAATTAGTAAAATCAAACTCTATTCCACCTGTTAAACTACCTGGCATTGTAAAAATACAAGCTGAACTCCAATCTACAGATTGTGCACCAGTTGTGCCACCTATTGCTGCAGAAGCAGTATATCTATTTTCTAATTTATCGTGAGTTACTGCATCATTTGCTATTGTAACTGCACCCGCATTTGTCATTGTGGCATCTCCACTTAAAGAAGCAGCAGTAAATCCTGTTCCATCTCCTATCAATATTTGAGTTGTAGCAAGAGCAATTTCAGTCATCACTCCTGAACTATTTGCATTTCTACCAAGAATACTATTTGCTGCAACATTTTGCATTTTAGCAAGTGTTACTCCTGCATCAGCTAAAGAAATTGTTACTGCCCCTGTTGCTGAATCTCTTTCTATTGGTGCTGTAGCTGTAATACTATTTACATCTCCTGCATCATCTGTATATAATTCTGTAAAGTTATCATTACATTTGTCAAATGCTGCACGTATAGTATCTCCTGTGCCGTCATTCGCAACTGAACCAATTCCTATTACTTGTTTTGCCATAATTTTATTTTTTTAGTTATAATTGCGTTTTATCCGCAGTAAATATTGTTGTATCAACTGTATATCTTGTTAAATCTGCTGAAAATGGTGTTGTACCACTCCAACAAGCAGGGGCAGATATATCAGGGACTGCAAACGTACTCCAATACTTTAAACCCCATTCCGTGCTGCAATAAATCTTTCCCCAATTAATCGTATTGCCCATATCTATACAATAGTTTTTTTAATTTTTTGTTATTTTTTTATTTTTACTAAAACCAAGAGTCAAATTATCGTAACGAGAACTTAAATATTCTTTAAGCCGTTTAATGTTTAATTCTTTAGGTTTGTACTTTCTTATAATACCCATCCACCAAAATCTGCCTGTCTATCAGGGCTTACATCCTGACTATCGTTTGTATAATATTCAGGAAATTTACTACTAGCATTTATACTCATATAATCAATAAATCTATCAGTATAATATTGTGCTAAATTTCTTTCTTTTTCTATTAAAAAATCTACTTCATCCTTTTCTACGTTTGTAGCATTTTCTGAAGTGTGTTTAAATACACCTTTGTTTGCTATTGTATAAGCTGCAAAAGGTAAATACTCAACCATAGCCCAATGGATCAACATTGGCTTTACATAACTTGTTACTAAAGTTAAATAGTCTCCTGCTAATGTTCCACCTTGTATATCACTTTTAATTTTATCAAATAAATCTGTACCTAGATAATTTTGAATATGAATATCTTGCGCAATCTTTATGTATTGCAAAAATTTATCATCATCTAAATTTCCATTTACGCTTGTAAACTTTACTAGGTCTGCCCTAGTTATCATTAAACCTTCTGCCATAATTAAAACGATTTATTTTTAGGTGTTGTCCAATCTTTATCTTTTATAAAACCCCTGTTTTTCATATCTCTTGGTCTTTGTGCTACTTTCTTATCATTTACAGGAGGTTTAAATCCTTCTTTTTTTGCCTCATTAACAGAAATTTCAGCTTTTGGGTTTTTTACATCTGCTTTTACACCAGGTTTTGTACTCATATATGTTTTACGCATCCAAAAATGACGGCAAGAACCCCCTCCTTTAAATTTCCAAATACTATATTTGTTTGCACCATTTTTTCCCCAACCTGGATTTATGTCAGTTCTTTTTTCCATATCAACAATATCTTCTTTTCTATAAATCTTTTTAGCAGAAACCATTTTTCTACAAAAATCTCTTGAATTTCCATCAAATTTTAAAGGTGCGTATTGATACCTTACTTTAAATTGTATTAATTTATCAGGGTCAACTTTATCTTGTTTGCTTTTAGCATTTGGATTTGCTACACCTGTTCCTACTTTTGCAAGACCAAGCATTTTATCAAGTGTTTCTTCTTGCTTATAGTCAACTTCTCTTTCATCAACTAATTCCCAATTTTCTAAATCTTCATCTTCACCTAAATCAATTAAAGCATCTGCAACTTCAGGTTTTACTTTCGGAGGTTTTTCATCAGACATTTTAACCCCTGTTTCTTCTTCTTTTGCTTCTTTTGTAACAGCATTATCTGCATCTATAAAATCAAGAGGCTGTAATGTTCTAAAATATAGTTTTAAACTAATATTATTAACTGCTAAAATTTCGTCTATACAGGACGCAATTAAATCTTGATAGGGTTTTATAGTTATATTGTTAAAAAGTAGCGTAGCGGTCTTTATTTCGTCTGCATTAGAGCCTAAACCGTTGTTTTCTGAACGTATTCCAAGAAGTAAAGGAGAAGTTACCCTGTGAGACAACATAATTTTCTTTGTACACTCGTTTGATAAATATTCATAATGAGCAGGTGCATCATTTAAAGGTATATCTTCAACAGTTGTTTTGCTTTCTTGATTATTATTAAATGCAATAATCACTTTTTCGCCTCTTGCTCCTGTTAATTTACCCATCACATCAGATTTAATCTGAAGTTGTTTCTCTCTATCAGGTACTCCGTTGTTAAAGTTTACAACTTTTGTTCCTGAAAAACCATTCTCTACATCATTGTTAAGGTAGTCTGCTATTTGCTTTTCCAATTCTGCATAAGCCAATCCGCCAACATAATCAACAGGACAATAGTAATCATATCCACTAACATATTTTTTTATTATTTTAATTTCAGGTTCGTTTCCATTACCGAAACCAAATGCAGGTATTCTTTTAGGTTTGTCGCTTGGTTTTAATTTAGCCCAATCGTGAAAATAATAATAAGCCCTTACCTCTCCATCTTCCATTTTTTCTGCTCTTAATGTTTGGCGTGGAAAATGTTCTGCCTTTACTACTTTTTTATTAGAATATAAAACTTGAAAAGAAGCCTCTCCTAGTAGTTTTAAATCTAAACAAATTCTTTTTAAATCTTCATTTGGAAATATAGACCTTAATGCTGCATATTCTTCTGTTTTTGTACTGCTATCTAAAGCATCTAATCCTTTTCCATAAATCATATTAGAAATACCATTTATTGTAGCATTGTTTGTAGTTGAAGAAATAAACAAGTCAATTAAATAAGAATAGTAATCATTGTCTATTCCATAATTGACCCATTCTTTATTTTTTTGCTCAACAATTTCAGGTCTGTCGTAAGATGCTAAATTAACTATGTGTAAATTGTCCATTAAATAAATATAAAGTCGTTATTAGAACTGTTAGGAGTGTATTGACCACTATTAACTGTATAGTTCGGTAATGTTTGATTTGTACAGAAAATTTTTCCTTTATAAATAATCTCACCTAAAGTTGTATCAGTAATTGTTAAAAGATAAAAATTATTTTCTTTTAAAGCTGATGCTGCACTTTTTAATATAGTAGATGAGTACTGGTTATAATATAAATTTTCCGTTATACTTGTTGTACTTGCACTATAAACTTCTGTTCCTGTTGATTCACTAACTATCTTAACTGTACAAGTATTACCACTTGTAAATTTTCTAGGTATAAATTTAATTGTTTGGGAACTTGTCGTTTCTTGCAATACTATCATAATAATACAATAAAGATAATGTAATTTTGTTAAATTTTAGATAAAAAAAAGAGGGCTATAAAGCCCCCTAATTTATCAAACAAAAAAGAATATTATTTTTAGAAATCACTACCGCTTACAATAGTAACAGTTGCACTAGGCATATCATCAAACGGATATTCAGAAGCATCTATTCCTGCATTGTTTTGTGCTAGGAAATTAGCAGGTTTTTCTTCTTGTGAAGTAAATGTTAAAGTATAACCAGCTAGGTCGCCCATTGCTGCTCCTGTAACAATAGTTCCACCTGAAACCTCTGCTCCATTTTCTAATCCCATTACAAAAAATTGCTTGTTATTATCCTCAACAACAATATGCGGTCTTCCGTAAGCTAGTAATTTAATTTCTTTATTATCTTCTTTAGATAGTTTCTTAAGAGTAAGATTTAAAGTTTGCTCAAAAAAAGTAGTTCCATTTTCTCTTGAAGAAGTTATGGTTTGCTCAAATGAACTGTTACCTTTTAACTCATATTTATAAGCTGAAAAAGTACCAGTCATATCGGTAACCTCATCATCAGTTTGAGTTACAGTACCATAATCTCCAAAATTAGTGAAATATACAGCTTTAAGACCTCCTTGTATATCCTTACAAGGTTCAATCCTACCTTTAGTTAATGTACACGCCATAATTTTTTAGATTTAAAAAGTTAAACAAAAAAAGGTGTATAGGTTTACGGACTTATACACCTAATTTTATAAATTATTAAACGTCTTCAGCGTAGTAAACAATATCAGAACCAATGCCGTGGTTTACACCTGCTTGGAATCTCATCACTACTCTTACGTTTTGTGAACCATCAAGGTCACTCATATCAATCACCTTAACTTCGTTAGTATCTGACATTAAGCCAGTACCAAAGAATAGGTTAGATTTTTGAGCAGCACAAGCTGTGTTGTTTGCAAATCCATTTGCTAATTCCATATTGATACCATCAAAAGTAAGTGCAGAACCATTAAACCATTGTGTTCCTTTATTATCAACACCCGCAGCACCAATTTGTGAAGCAAATCCACCTAAAGCTCTTACATAAGCTCTATAAATATTTGGTGATACATAAAGAGTTAAATCTTCACTACCATATACAGCAGAAGGAATTGCATCAACTACTTTACCAAGTTCTGAAATTACATTTGAACTTGTTACGCTAGTTGCTGAAATATCACTAACATCAGAATCTGCTTTAAATAAATTAGAAAATCCGTCAAACTCACCTGCTGTTGCATTTGTTCCTTCCCAAATATTATTTTCAATCTTTGCAGCTACTTTAGAAGCAACGTGTGCAATTAGAAAATCTGAAAAAGATGGAGGTAAATTATCGTGAGCAGAATAACCCATTTGAATAGCTTCCCAATCACTTACGAAATCTTTTTTACATAATTGTAGGTTAACCTGAAATTCTTCCATTGTCAAAATTCTTTCAGTTAACGTAATTGTTGAAGTCGCATCAAAGTCGCAAGTTGCATTTTTTACAATACCATCAGTTGCTACTTTTTTAAGCACTTCTTTGTATTTAATATTTGGCTTAATTGTAATTATATCATTAGCCAATGTGCTTCCAGATAATAGGGCTGCTGATATGTATTTTCCAGCACTTTCACCTGCATACGTAGAAGTTATTGAAGTTGTTGTTGCCATAACTTATTTTTATTTATTTATTATTTATTAAACTTTGCCATATTTGCTAAAACCCTATCTACTGTTGAAAACTTCCCTTTTGGCTTAAAGAAGTTCAGGTCTTTTTTGGAATCTGCTTCAGGGCTGTGTTTAATTTTTACAGGCTCTTCAGCAAGTTCTTCTTTTTCTTGAATATCAGCTTTACTTTCTAAAAGAGTTTTTAATTCTTCTATTTTTAAGCTTAATTCATTAAGTTCTTCTTTTGAAGCGTATACTTCTTCAGTAATTTCGCTTACAATTTTTTTCTTTACAGGAGTTTCCTCTGTAGCTTCCACTTCTTCCTCTACTTCTTCTTCTACTTCTTCTGAAGCTTCACCGATAGAGGCAATCATTCCTTCTTCTTCTACTTTAAGAATACGTCCATCTTCAAGTTCGTAATCACCCATTGGAAGTGCAACTTTTTCATCTTCTGTTACAATAAATACTTCTTTACCTGATTCAAATGATTCGGCTTCTAGGATAGTACCATTAACTAAAGATTGTTTTTCAAGTTTTACTTCTTCTTGTGGATTTTCTTGAATGTCTTCACTTTTAGTAGCCTCGCCACTTAAAAGGTCTTTTACTTTATTTAACATTTCAGTTGCTTTCATAATTATACAATAAATTAAGTTTCTTGTTGTTATATTTTTCAATTTACATTTCCTACTCCTTGTGCTAGTAAACTACCATCACAACATTTTCTTGAGTAAGTTCCATCAGGACAAAGACAAGCCCTCTTGTCGTTTTTTGGACTTGTTCTGCTTGGAATTTTTTCATCCTGTTTACGCATCCTTTAAAATCTCTTTTATCTTGTTTATTATTTCTTGAGACTTTAACTCTTGAACTGGTTCTTTAGGTCTTTCTAGTTTGTCAGCAAAATAACCTTCAATAGAAAATCCTTTTATTTTACCAGTCTTTACATAATCATTCCAAATTTCATCATTATTCACTTTCATAGACACCATCCAAGTTCCAACTGGTACTTCTAAACCATAGTGTCTAGTCTTATCTTTTTTGCTTTCTACAATCCAACTTTCTACTGCTGTCATCCCTTTTAACTTTTCTTCGTGTTCTAGTGTAGAGTTGTTTTGGTTGTTTCTTATGAAAAATAATTCACTTGCTTTTCTTACTGTGTCTCTAGAAAAATAAATATAATATTCCTTATCCCCACTTTGTCGGTAAATAGGTTTATTAGGTATTAAAGCAGCACCCATTAAGATACGCTTTTCCTTATCTATTTCTGCAAGTTTAAATTCTTGGTTTTTTAATGCGATAAAATCTTCTTCAATAGCTGGGTTTTCAACCACGCTTATTGCTTCAATTCCAGAGACTTCATCTTCCTCGTTTATAAAAAGTTCTATAATGTCCATACTAATACAATTAAAATGTTAATTTTTTGTAATATTTTCTAAATTGAACTGCTTTCAATTATGTTTCTATCCATACTTTGTGCAGTAGTTACATCATCACTAACTACAAAAGCTTTCACAGGTTTTTGAGTTTGTTCTGCTATTGTTTGAGCAACTTGGTTTCCTGATGAAGCACCTACGACATTAAAAGAAGCAGGCTGTGGTGACGACACACTACCTGCACCTGCACTCATTCCTCCCCTACTTCCTCCACCTTTACCTCCAAAAGAAGGAGTTGGAGTTGCAACTATTTTTTTAACAGTTGCTAAACCTGAAAGCATTATACCTGCTCCTGCTATAAGTTTTTGTGTACTTCCTGCAGGTTCTGGTATTGTTGTAGTATTTGCTAATACCTGTGTATATGCCAAATAAGAATTAATTATTGCTTGGGCTATTGCTGCAGCTTTTCCTGCTACTGAATTTTCTCCAAATAATTCAGCTACACTTCCAAGAGTGTTTGCTGTTAAAGCGACAGTTTGTTGAGCTATTATTTTATCTCTTTCTAATCCTGCTAGTTTAGATGCAATTATATCATCATTTAATTTATTTTGAATTTGTAATTTTTGGTCTGCCACAGTTTGTGAAACAGTTATTTCAGCTTCTCCTAATTGTATAATACCACCTAATCCCTCTCTATTAATAGCCCCTACAGCTACAACTGCTTTTCTAGTTCTGTTTTCTGTAACTTCAGCAGATGCTTCTAATGATTTATTTGTTGCTTCTGTAAATTTTTTATTTAAGGCATCAATTATAGTTTGATTTTTCTCTAATGCTTCACCTTGATTTTCTAAAGCACTATCAACCTGTAAACGTGCAAATTCTGCACTATTACCAAAACTTAAAATGGAATTTTTTATTGTGTCCCAGTAACCAGTTTGCTCTGTTAAAGCCTCATTTTGTAATCTTATTTGTTCTGCTTCAGCTTCAGCAATTAATTTAGCAAATGCCTCTGCCTTTGCCCTAGCTTGTACCTGTTCAATATAAAGTTTTGTAGTTTTTGTAATTTTTTCTAGTGCATCTGCTTGGTCTAAAGTAACACCTTCTAACTCAGGCATTACTTTTTGTAATTCTTTTAATGCTTCTTTTCTTACCCCTTCTTCTTTATTTGTGTCTAAAACTATATCTCTATAAGTTTCTAAGCTTCTTGAAGAATTATTTGCTGCAATTTCACCATCTATTAGCCCTTTTCTAACTCTGTTTTGAGCTTCAGAAACACCTAATAATGATTCTTTTACTTTGTCCCAATTTTCAACTAAATAACCAATAGCAATAACTGCAGCACCTATACCTGTTGCTAATAAAGCACCTTTAAGACCCCTTAATCCCTTACTTAGTCCTGTTACTGCTGTATAAGCATCCCTATATCTAGAAACCAACCCACCTGTTAATTGATTTAATGTTCCTGTTACTCCATAATTTCTAGACATTTCATCAACCAATCCTCCTGTAGCTTTTGATTGGCTTCTTATTATTTTGTTTGCTGTAGTTCTTTGGTTATTTAAGTCTTTTAAAGCTACTTTTTGTTCTCTTATAGCAGATTTTACTTTTACTATTTCTTCTCTGTATTTAGCTTGTCGGTTTAATGCTCTTGCAGGGGTTTGTGCTAATTGTCTTTCTAACTTTATTAACTCTTGTTCAAACTCAATAGTAATATCTTTTTGCTCGGCAATCGTTTTTTCAAGCCTTTCAAATTCTTTTTGTGCTTGTTTAGCATCTAATTTTAATTCAACATTTACTACCTTTCCCATAACTCTTTTTTAAATAATGAATATGCCTCTCTGATTGATTCAGGAAGTTTGTTTTGCCCTAAAGCAATAGCAGTATATTTGCCACTAATTTTTTTTTCTTTTACTATTTTCAGTAATTCAAATATATTTTCTAACATCTTATTTATTTAATAGTTCTAAAGTTGCATCTCCAGTTACTAAATTTATTTTCATACTATTTATTAAATATAATCTATCAAATATCTGAACCGTAGAATTTAATTCTATTCTTTGTATTAATGAAGAATTAAATTTTGCTTTGTATTTATAAATCCTAGTCCTCTTATTAAACAATCTTGAAATATATGTTTTGTAATACTTTTCATATAAAGAATTATTGTTTTGAGTTAAATTAAATTCATCTATTTCAGCACCAAAATTCAAAGTAATGGTTTGGGCATTATTTACGTTTGAAGGTCTATTATAAGTTGCATTTAATGAATCGTGTGAAGTTGTAGTCCAACTTATTGGATTTGCTGAACAAGCACCATTTACATTAAAAAACATTAAAGGATTCGTAACTATACTATCAACACTTTCAATATCATCTTTAAAATCTACCATCCAACCCCATCCTAATTGAGTATTTGCTCCTCCTGTTACATTTGTCATTCTTTCATATAATAATTTTTCAAATCCTGATTTAATAGTATATTCCCCGCCATCTAAATCTTGGTCAGCTTGATAACTTAAACTACCAAAAGGAGTACCACCTATAATTTCGTTTCTTTGTTTTGTTAAATATGTTTTTGATTCAGGAAATTCAAATTTTATACTTTTAAAAGGCAAAGCCCTATCAATACTTACATCATTTGTATTTGTAAAGTCTGTTATGTTTATTGTTGAACCTGCATTATAAAAAGTATCTAAAGTTTCTACATAAATCTCACCTGTATATTTAACGTAAGCAGTTAAGTTAAAAGTTTTAAAAATATAACTCATAAAGTCCATCACTTTAACATCAGGTACATTTTCTGTTATAACTACTTTGTCAAGTAATTGATTCGTGTTACTTCCAAATACATTAAAAGGACTTGCATCACCAACGCCAGGAGTATTGTCCGTTGTTTCTCTATATATAGTTACCTGTGCATCATATTGACTAATACCTCCAGTTGATTCTATTTCATAATATAAATCGTGTGAATCCGATTCTCCTACTTGTGATTCAACTAACCTACTTAAACTTTGATTACCTGTAACCTCCATAGCAGCAAGAACTTCAACACCATTATCATACACTTTAATATTATACTTTTTACTACCTGTCTCTGTAATGTTATCTATAAAAAGATTAAATCTAAATGCTTGGGTTCTCCAACCATCATTAAAAGTCGTAAAAGTAAACCTCTCTCCATCTATTAAAAAATTACCACTATTTCCATCAAAAAAATTACTTGCATCTCCACTTTCATAAGCCCAGTCAGTAATTCTATCTTTTATTTCATCTCCTGATTGAGACATTAACCTACCTTTGTATCTATGAAGCCATAAATACAATTCTGCAAAATCTGAACTATCAAAAAAGGTACTACTAAATGTTAATGAATAATGAGATGCAATTTTATCTATTATATTTTTAACTTTTAAAGCAGGTTTTAAATCTGCATAATCTAAACCTCTATTTGCTTTAGCAGCATCATAATATAAATTGCCATCTGTAGTTGTAGAGCCTGAAGAATCATAATAAAGCCTTTTAGTATGAGTAAGTAAAGGATATACTATTGAGCCGCTTAATAAGTTTGTTACAAGTCCTGTTTT